TGATTTTACCTCACTTTTTTGCTAAAATGGGTATAGTAAAAAGGGCCATTTAATGCCTTTTACCCAAATCATTCATACCTCTCTCAACTAGATGTAACTTACAAAACCCCTGACCTCATGAGCCACTTTCTTCCTCCTCATGAGGTCAGTTTTACTTTCTGCTGTTCCAGTATCGTTTTTCCTCGCTAGATTTCCTCAAAAGGGCAGACTCCTCCCTTGGTGCGTCACACGATTTTTTCATCTCGACTGTTCTTTAATGCATCATTAACGACGCTTTTCTTCCAGGTGGTTCATAAGGAACAGGAAGATTCAGGTTGACTTTTCTAATCCTAGAATAAAGTGCTGAAAACAATTCGGAATAGGCATAGAGACTAGACAATTTGAGGAGCTGCTTGCGTCCTGTTCGAACACATTTTCCTACCACGTGAAGAAAAAGATGGCGGAAGCGTTTGATTGTTAAAGTTTGGAAGTCACCTCCAGCTAGATGTTTGAGAAAAAGATAGAGATTGTAGGCGATACAGCTCATCATCATACGAACTTCGTTTTTGATTAAGGTTGAACTATCCGTTTTATCGCCAAAAAATCCCTCCTTCATCTCCTTGATGAAATTCTCGGCTTGACCACGTCCACGATAAAGCTGAAACTGGTCTTGGCTTGTTCCACTCGTCATATTTGTAACGAGAGAAATAACATCGTAGAACAAGTTTCCTTCTTTTCGTTCAGAGAACTGGCAGACACGACGCTTGTGCGACCAAGATCCTGCTTGATAGAGAGTTTCTGAGTAGGCGGAGTGGGGCAAGATGGTTAAGTCCTCATCCTGTGGGCAAGGGAGGGAAAGGTCTCCAAGACGGCTCAGAACAGTATTTTTCTTGAGTTTTATGAGGTAGCATTGCCCTGTTTTTCAATTAAATCGTATAATTTTGGGGTCGCAAAGCCACTATCCATTCGAAAGAGAAGTTGATTAAACCGTTCTAAAACAGGTGTGATAAAGCTGTCTGCCTCTTCAGAACAATAACGATTACCAGGACGAAGCTGGGCATTGAAACAATAACCTGTCTTCCCCTCGAAAGCATAAAGAGGATGATAGCCATGAGCACGATAGTGGGCGTTATAAGCAACACCTTCTTGCTTGCCATAAGTTGTGAAATGGGTAGAATCGATATCTACAATGAGTTGGTTTAGCTGGTGAAACTGTAAAAAGAATTCGACCAATTCAAGGTTGAGGCATCGCAAACTATGGACTGTTTCCTCGTCAGTTCTGGAAAGAAAACGGGATAAGGTTGGCTGTGAAGCAAGCTGCCCTCCTTCCAACAATTTTGGAAAGTAGGCATCAGCTGACAATTCTTTACAAGCATAGTCCGTTCCATAGCCTGTTAACAGTTGAAAGAGGAACTGGACAAGGATATCTGAATCCGAATAACGACAGTAGCGGCGTTGGTCATTCGTTACTAAATACTTAGAAATCCGCTCTTTTAGTTTCAACTGGGAAAAAAGTTCCTGAAAAAAGATAAGACCACCATACTGGGTTAAATGACCTCCATCGAAAGATAGTTGGTAAAAAGACTTGTTTTGGAAGTGATGATTTGGTAAACTGTTCATATGAGTTTCCTTTCTTTTTGTGTTTTTTTCTACACTTATACCATAAAGGGGAAACTCTTTTTTGTCTAGTAAAAAACACCCATTGGGTGAAAAAAGAAACCATCCAGGATCTAAGCTAAGGCAAGGATTCTGGATGGTTTTTAGATTAGGGGTGCATAATTGGGGTTTAGAGATATGAGCTTAAAAGCAGGTGATTTTGTGAAAATTTTAAAAATGGAGAATTCTTTAAAATCGTACAAATCAAAAAGATCTACGGAGACTGTATTGAAACCAGTCACGGACTTTATAACAGAACTACACTTGCAAGTCGATTAGATGGCAGGTGTATTATATCTGGAATTGTGAGTTGGGAGGACCAGCATGGAGTGGACGGATTGGGTGGACTTGGAACCTGAAACCAAAACGGACATCAAAACCAAGATTGAAAATGATGGATACACTTTTCCACACTACGACAAGAAAAACAATGGCGTCAAGTACGTCATTTCTACAATGGACATCAAGCGAGACTGTCTAAGAATTGGGGTGCCATTTGAAGATGTGTACCCTTTGCAAACTACACTTTTTTAACAGGAGAAAAACAAATGCAAAGAACAGCGGTAATTAATACGCCTTTTACAATCGTAACAAGCAAAACAGAACAGAATATCGAAATTGTCGGGAGCTCGTTGTGGAGTCCAGTAGCAGAATTTGTAAAACAAGATAGACAGCTATCACTAGACGAAAACGGCGACTTATTTGAGCCTGAATACAAGCTGGTGCTAGAAGCTAAGCAATCTGTTGATATGATTTTAGATAGCGCCTATGCAGCTGGAGAATTTGCCAAAGATACCAAAGAAGTTCAGACCCTCTTTAAATTTATTGAAGAAAACAAAAAGAATCTATTTGAAGAATTGGGATTCCATGGAGTTTTGCTATGAAGCTTGTCCTGAACATTGAGCCTAAACCTCAATCACGGCCAAGGTTTGCAAGACGTGGGAGTTTTACCACGACTTACGAAGACAAGGACATGAAAGCCTGGCGCAATCATTGCCAGTTGCTCATTGCTAATCAGTACATGGGCCAGCCTCTTCTTGAGGGAGCTTTGAGGGCAAAGGTTAGATTTTATATCAAACCTCCTCAGTACATTTCTAAGGCCAAGAAGAACCAGCAGGCCCTCCTGGATGAGATTATCCCTGTAGGCAAGAAGCCTGACATTGACAACTACGAAAAAGCCCTATATGACAGTATGTCAGGGATTGTCTTCCAGGACGATGGTCAGATAGCGCTACATGATGTAGGCAAGTTCTACAGTCTAAATCCACGGATAGAGGTAGAGGTGGAGGTTATGGAACCCCTGAGTATTTAAAGAAATGAGGAGCAGATGCAATCCTGATTGGCTCGTACTTTGTAAGCTGCGGTCACGAATTTGGAGACCTGGAAAGCCATAAGATAAGTTAAAGGAGCAGGAAGATGAATAAGCAGGAGTTGATTGGAAGAATTAAACGTTTAGATGAATCATACTTAAAAACGGAATTTGTTTTAAAATTAATCGAACAACTAGACGAACCAAAACCAGTCAAAGTTCCGCAGTTTGTGGCGGAATATATCGAGTATGCGAAAAACAACTATTGGGATTTACAAGATTTATTTAAGTTTATAGACGATGAAGAAAATAAGAATTTACAAAGATGGTTTTATCACGAATGTGAACAAGAAACACTTGCACTAGCTTGGCTTTTCGGCTACGAGGTCGAGGGAGAAAAGCGGTATTTTGTGAAGATGAAAGGGATCGCAAAATACAAAAATTATTTAGTATTTGGTGAAATATCGAGAACATGGTTTTTTGCTAGTGTTGGAAGCAATGATGTGACATTCACACACACCAGCAAAGAACTAGAAGAAGCTGGTTTCGGCTGGGTGTTTAATTGTGAGGGGATAGAAGTCGAGGAGGTGGAGTGATGGAAGATACTATCTGGCTAGAATGGATTGCTGAGGTTATGGCAACTAAGCCTGTCGGTAACGAATTGCTAGAAAGCCAACGTGGTCAAGAAGTAGTTGATTTGCTATTGGATTTGGAGAGCAATGACTTTAATTGGCATCGAGGCGATGCTGACACTTTCTGGATAGATGCTCAGATGTGCATCAAGTATCAACTTTCAAATGCGGAGATTAAATTCTTAGCTAAACAACAACCAGGTGTTGTGAATTATAAGAAGCACGCAAAAGAAAGAAATGCTTATTCAGAGATGATGAGAGGTCTTGAGAAGTTGAAAGAACTTAACTTTCCAGAAATATATAATCATTCGTTATCTCCAGAAGAAGAAAAGAAAAAATTTGAAGAAGAAATGGCGATTGAACAAAAGTACATATCGCCTTATCAAAAATTAGATGAACTTGAAAAACGATTTTTTGAAAATCAATTTTTATTTGGTCAAAAAGTGATGGAAGCTGCAATGAAAATTGTATCAAGCGAAAAGAAAATAACTGTTGATAATTTTTTCAATATTGGAAGTCATCGAATTAAATTCACAGTTGAGGAGGTCACAAATTGAAAAATACACTAATTCGCTTCTTGCTTGCATGGTCGCTTATCGCTACTTGCTTGTTATTCATGCAACGTGAAGCACAGAAACCCTTGCTTGTTTATTACACTGATAGCAAGTATCAGATCACTGGCAAGGTGGAAGAAAAACGAAAAATCGGAAATCTATTCACTATCACGGTAAACGGTAACGTGTTTGTGGTGAATGAGCAGAAATATAAAAATATTGAAATAGGAGATAATATCGAATTATGAACACAATAGACAAAGTCAAACAATGGTTTATTGACCGTGATTTAGAAAACGGAGGAGAATGATGGCTAAAGATATTTTAACGGATCTAGCATTTGAGAATTTTCACAAATGTATGGGAATTACTGATTGGAAAGAATCTGATGAAGTAATTCTTGTTAGCTTGGCTAACAAAGAACAAATTGAGTCAGATGAAAGTTATCGTTCAGCCGGAAAATGTAATTATCTTGGCAAACGAATCTGTATCTTTTGCACACAGGTAAAGAAAAATAATTACATTACGCTACATAAATCTTTTTTAGAAAAAGTTATTAAGACAATGGAATCATTTAAAGATGTGGAGGAAAAGTAAAATGAAAATCAAAAAAATTGTAGCAGTTATTTCAGTATTAAGTGCATTGTTATTATTAACTGCTTGCCGTGAAAGCGAAAAGGTTTCTTATAACGTCAGTCAAGAAGCAGATAACTTCAACATTGTTCGTCGCGTGGCAGTTATTAACACTCGAACAGATAAAGTTGAGTTTGAGGTCATTGGACGCATTTCTGTAGAGACGGAAGCAAACGAAGGCAAACGTCTTGAAATCTTAGTTGAGACTGCAAAGGGCGTTTACAAGAAACACATGGTAAATCTAACAAGTTGGAATATGTATGTCGTAGAAGACCTTGAAGGCGCTGAAGTAGATCAGTACAAATATGAGGTCAACTACATGCCTGAAAGTATTATCCCGTTTAAAGTAACGAAAAAAGACTAAATAAAAAAGCCAAGACACTCTCTGTCTCAGCTAATAGTTATCGCAAAGACTATGATACCACAAAAGGAGATAGAGAGTGAACAAGGCTAAAGAGCTCTTGAAAGAGCTACAGGATCTGGATATAGATATCCAAAGCCGTATAGACGAAATTAACGAGCTTGAGGCAGGTTTGCTCTCAAGCCCTAAGTGGACTGATGTCAAAGTCCAAGGTGGTCAAGCTAGAAAAGTTGATGACGTCTATACTCAGCTTGTTGTAATGAAAGAGGCTATAGAACAGGATACGAAAGAGGTTATCGACAGAAAGCTTGAATTAGGTAGAATGATCAACAGGCTTAAAAATCCAAAGCATAGAACTATTTTGAGAAAGACCTACATCAATAAAATGTACGTCGATGACATCTGTGAGAGTATGGGAGGCATGAGCTCTCCTACTTATTATCGCTTGAAGAAACAGGCGGTAAATGAGCTTGATGTCATTCTTTCGGAATTGATAGTGAATGATAGTAACGGTACAGGCATGAAGTCTAAAATCTGTTAGAATGGTAGTATCAAGAATTGAACAAAGGCACCTTAGGCGACGACCTAGAAAAGCTTCTGAAAAACTGCTGGCTTGGGTTACCAGTGGCGATAGAGTAGGATGTTTTAATATCGCAAAAAATGACTACAAAAAATAAAAAACAAATGTAGTATCTAAACTAGCAAGGTTGTAGTCGCCTTGCAGTAAGGACATAGCTCAATTGGTAGAGCGGTAGGTTTTCACCCTATTGGTTGCAGGTTCAAGTCCTGTTGTTCTTATGAGAGGTCTTACAAAGGGTCACACATTGTGTGGCTTTTTGTGTTGTAAAAAACGGGTGGTGATGATATTGGCGAAGAAAACGAAGCGTGGTAGACCGACCAAGATGACCCAAGGGACACTCCGGAAATTAGAAGAGTTGTTTGTGAGAGGTTTAAGTGACGAAGAAGCCTGTCTTCTAGCTGATATAGGAACCACAACTCTCTATGATTACTGCAAGGAAAATCCTGAATTTTCGGAGCGAAAAGAGCTACTTAAGCAACGCGTTAAAATACGAGCTAAACTTAATATATCAAAAGCAATTGAAGACGGTGATACAGACTTGTCAAAATGGTACTTGAGCGTCGAGATAATGATTTTAAGGCAAAACAAGCAGTCACACACGGCGGAGAAATAGCTGTTAATCAAGTAAATCCATTCGCTGGTCTATCAACTGAAGAATTAAGAAAGTTAATTGCTGATGGATAAAGCAGCACTCAAGAGGCAAGCGCAGCTGGAACTTGCACGTCGTAATTTTTTTTATTACTGCCAACTTATGGCAGGAGATTTCTACAAGTCAGAAAGAATCTATCTAAAACAGTTGTGTGACAGTTTTCAAAACTTCATGTCTGACGACGAGCACAATGTGTTGATCATCAATATCGGCCCGCGCCATAGTAAATCGCGTACGGCTGGAATGTTTGTCCAATGGTTGTTGGGAAATGATAACACAAAGAAAATTATGACAGGCTCATACAATGATACATTGTCAACAGTATTTTCAAAATCTGTTCGAAACGCTATCCAGGAAGAGAAGGCAGATGACTCCATCACAGTCTTTTCTGACATATTCCCGGATACCAAAATCAAGCGTGGCGATGGAGCTATGAACCTGTGGTCACTGGAAAAGGGGTATAACAATTACTTGGCGACCTCACCAGGCGGGACCGCAACAGGTTTCGGCGCGGATGTCATTATCATAGATGACTTGATTAAGAGCGCTCTGGAAGCCAATAATGCGAATATCCTAGAGGGTCATTGGGAGTGGTTCACAAATACCATGCTATCGCGTTTTGAAGAAGGTGGCAAACTGATTATCATCATGACCCGCTGGCATTCCGAAGACCTTGCTGGCAAGGCCTTGAGCAAGCTACCCGAATCTGGGTATAGCGTCAAGCATATCAGTATGCGGACCTACGATGAAGAAACAGACACTATGTTGTGCGAGGATGTTCTGAGCAAAGAGTCTTATTTCCGCAAGGTCAAAGCTATGGGTGCCGATATTGCTTCGGCTAACTATCAACAAGAACCTATCGACATTAAAGGTAGATTATATAGCGAGTTTAAAACCTATGTAGATAGACCGATATTTAAGCGTATTAGCGCCTATACTGATACGGCAGATACGGGTAAGGACTATCTAGCTAGTTATATCTACGGAGAAACGATGGATAAGGAAGCTTATATCTTAGATATCTTGTTCACGAAGGAGCCGATGGAAGTGACAGAACCTTTATTAGCGAGGAAATTAGTCGAGAACGAGGTAAATCTATGCTGGATTGAATCCAATAATGGTGGTCGTGGTTTTGCTCGGAATGTAGAACGATTGATGAGAGAAAATCATGGTACAAATCAAACAACGGTCAAATGGTTCCATCAGTCAAAAAATAAGCAGGCTCGTATTTTAACAAATGCAACGTGGTTAATGGAACATGTCTATTTTCCAGAAGGGTGGCGTAACCGTTGGCCAGAGTTGTATAAAAGTCTTATGACCTATCAAAGGGAGGGTAGAAATGCTCATGATGATGCGCAAGATGCTTTGACAGGTATAGCAGAGAAAATCACAGCTAATTCGAGCTGGCTTGTATAGTGTATAGGAGGAATAATGTTAGAAACGAATGATATACTAAAACTAGTTGCTGAAGTAAAAAAAATGATTGCTGATGATCGTGTAAGCGATCTAAAAAAAGATATGCAAGTTAGTATTGATTACTACAATGGATTACATGATATTGGAGGTTACAGACTTTTCTTTTTCAACAACGAAGGTCAAATTGTAGAAGAGAAGAATCGAAGCAATACAAAAATTGCTCATCAGTTCTTTACTGAGTTAGTGGATCAAAAAGTACAATACTTGCTTTCAAATCCTATTGAAATTTCAACAGAAGATGCTGAATTGCAAAAATATTTGAATGAGTATATAGATGAAGATTTTCAACTCATGTTACAAGAACTCGTTGAAGGAGCAAGTCAAAAAGCTATTGAGTATGTTTTTTGGAAAAAAGGTGCAGACAACCGTATCAGTTTTAAAACTGCTGACGCTTTTAAAATAATACCGATTTACGATGCATTTTACAACATTGAACAAGTAATCTATTATTACGATGATGAAATTACGATTGAAAATAAGAAAAAACCCGTAACTAAAGTTCAGCTCTGGACAAAAGAAGAGATTTTTTATTTTGTGCAAATCGACAATAAAGATTTAAAGTTAGATGATTCTATCAAAATTAATCCCTCTCCGCACATAATCGCAAAAAACAATAGTGAGCTATTTGGAAAAAGTTACGGCCAGGTGCCATTCCTATGTTTAGAAAACAATCGACAAAAGAAAAATGATTTAGCGCCTATCAAGGATTTAATCGATGATTATGATTTGATGGCATGTTCTCTATCTAATAACTTAATCGACTTTGATCACCCGATTTATGCTGTCAGAGGTTTTGAAGGTGATAACCTTGATAACCTAGTTACTAATTTGAGAACAAAAAAAACTGTTGGTGTTGGGGAGAATGGAGGTATCGAAGTTCATACTGTTAATATTCCTGTTGAAGCACGTAAAACAAAATTAACTATTGATAAAGAGGCCATCTATAAATTTGGAATGGGCTTCGATAGTTCTCAGACAGGTGATGGAAATATCACTAATGTTGTTATCAAATCGAGATACAGCTTACTTGATTTAAAGTGTAATAAAACTGAAGTCCGACTGCGGAAAGTCATTAAGAGAATGCTAAAACTTATTGTAGAGAATATAAATGAGCTGCATGAAAAGGCTTTTGATGCGTCGACAATCACTATAAAAATTACTCGCGATGTTATGGTTAACAAGACGGACAATGCGACAACTGAGAAGATTGAAGCTGAGACTAAGAAGATTCTTGTGGATAACATCATGACAGCTTCTACCCGATTGGATGATAAGACTGTTCTAAAAACTTTGTGTGAAATCCTAGAAGTGGATTTTGCAGAAGTCGAGCGCTTGTTTGATGAACAGGGTTACAAAGGAGATTTCAATCAGAATTCGGAGGTGACAGATGACGGAGTTGAACAGGTTTCAGCGGGAAATAGAGTTCCTGCTGAAGAAAGCTGATAAGTCAACGGATAGACGGCTCTATGACCTCTACATTGATACGATTAAAGACTTGAAAAAATCCTTGCTGGTAGATTATCAGCGAATCGGAGAATTAAAATCGTCAGAAAAACTCAAATTGAGTCAAATGACAGCACTTTTGGAACAACTGGAGCGATCCTCTAGTGAACTAAAAAAAGAACTTAAAAATGAAATCACAGGGCATCTAATACATACGGGACAGATAGCTTATAACGAGTTATTCTATGAGTATGAGACTAGCTATGCTGGGATTAACTTTGCTCTTCTGAAAGAAGATGAACTCAGGACTATTATAGAAACACCTATCGCTAATTTTAAATTATCCGAACGGTTAGATGACGGAGTTGTCGAACGGTTAAAAAGCAATATCAAGGATGATTTAAACCGAGTGTTTTTGAACGGAGATAGTTATGCAAAGGCTGCTGCTAGACTAGCGGAACAAGGGTATAGTTCCTATCGTAGAGCAATTATGATTACCCGAACAGAAGCTGGACGGGTTCAGGCTGTTGCCAGGGAGAAAGCACAAGTAGAAGCTAGAAATCTGGGTATTGATTTTGACAAGGTTTGGGTAGCTACTCTGGATGGTCGTACTAGACACAATCATGCAGAATTGGACGGTGCCAAGGCCGACAAAGACGGTTACTTTGAGATTAACGGTCTGCGGACCAAGCAACCGCATATGTTCGGTGTTGCCAGCGAGGATGTCAACTGCAGATGTCGGACAATATCAAGGCTTAAAGATGATAAAACCCCGCTTTTAAGACGCGATAACGAAACTGGCGAGATTGTCGAATATCGGAATTATCAGGAGTGGGAGAAAGCCACCTTGGAACGCAGATTGGCGACAAATGAGAGAAAATCAATTGATAATCGCCTGTATCGTAAATATCATATTGATAACAGTCAAACCAAGGATATATCAACAGAAACTTTGAAATCTGTGAATGAAAGCCTAGACAAATTGATGCAAAAGCACAAAGGTATCAAGCCGTATTTAAAAAAGGTAACTTTTACTGATAGCTTAGCTGATACTACTGCAAGCGCTGGAATAAGATTCAATAAAGGGAAAGCTGAATTTTCTATCAAGTTGAATCATGAACATTTTAAAAAACCGGAAACGATTCAAAAGTTAATAGATGTTCGTGTCGCAGATGGTGAATGGACCCCTAAGAATGGTATTAACGGCATTCTTGAACACGAAGTTATCCACTTGCGAGAATACAAAGCAATTGTCAAGAGATACGGGACTTTGAACGGTACAAATACAGAGGCTCAAAAATCTAAAATAAGAAAGGCATTTGCTAATAACGAACTACCAAAAGAAATCAAAGAAACAGCGCTAAAAAACTTACAAATTCCTGATGAAAATGCTATAATTGAATCAAGACTAGGTAGGTACGCCACAGAAAATGCAGCTGAATTTGTAGCTGAAGCATACTCAGACGCAAGTAATTCAGAGATAGCAATTGAAGTGAGACGATTAGTTGACAAGAAATGGAGGTGACCTTTATGCTCATTAGCCCTAGTTTACAATTAGGAAGCAGAGTTGAACGTTTGGATGATGGCTATTGGCATGTAAAATCTGAGTACAAAGCTACTTGGACGAAAGGTGACCAGGATTTGTTAGACCGATGCAACGAAACAATCAAAGAGTATCGAAAAGATAGGTCTAAATTTGTTTTTGATGACGATATAGAATAAGCACCTAGAGAAGTCTAAGTGCTTTTCTTATATCCTAACCGTATGGAATCCCGTACGGTTTTCTTTTTGCCCAAAAAACTCGCCCGGCATGGCGTTAAACTGTTTAACATATTTCAAATTCTCGTGGTCGTCACACGTTAACTAGACGTAGAAGGAGAACGTATGAAACGTGATTTTTTAGTAGGCCTTGGATTGTCTGATGACGTTATCAATCAGATTATGGTTGAGCACGGGAAGTCTGTTCAAGGTGTGCAGTCGAAGCTTGACGAAGCAGAGAGTAAGCTCGAAGAAGCTAACAGCACGCTGGACACGCTGAAACAGTCTAATAAGGACAATGAAGATCTGCAGAACGAACTAAAAACGTACAAAGAGAAGGTGTCGCAACTGGAAGCTGATGCAAAAGAAACAACCAAGAAGCAGACCATCAAGGATGCTTTGGGCAACGTAAAAGCAACAGATGTTGATTATCTCATGTACAAACTAGGCGATGTAGAATTGGCAGAGGACGGTAGCATTAAGGACCTCGACAGTAAAATCAAGGACTTGCAGACAAACTACCCGACATTCTTCCAAATTTCAGAGCCAGAACAACCAGATAATGGTTTTAAGTCTTTGGGTGGAGCTGATATCCCACCTGGTGGGAAAATCGACCCAAATCAATCTATGGCTAATGAATTTAGCCAAGCATTAGGATTAAAATAAAAAAGGAGAAAGTAAATTATGCCAAATACTCTTGAATACTCAAAAATTTTCCAACCTGCCCTGGATAAGCAAATCGTACAGGAATCAACAACGGGTTGGATGGAAGTTAACAGTAAGTTAGTCCAATACAACGGTGGTAATGAAGTCAAGCTTCCATCTATTGTGATGGACGGACTTGCTGATTATGATCGTAATACAGGTTATGTTGACGGTGCTGTAACACTCAAATGGGAAACCTACAAACTTACACAAGATCGTGGACGTAAGTTCCAATTGGATGCTATGGACGTTAATGAAACAAACTTTGTTGCAACTGCAGGAACTATCATGGGTGAATTCCAACGAACTCTGGTAGTACCAGAAATCGACGCTTACCGTTACTCAGCAATCGCATCTAAAGCTATTGCAGCCGAACAAAATCGTGCAGCAACAATTACTGATACAAACATCTTGACCGAGCTTTTGAAAGATATTGCGAAAGTGAAAGAAGTTGTCGGAAATACTTCTAAACTAAAAATTGTTATGTCTGAAACCATGTTGATCAATCTTGGACTTGACGATAAAGCTGCTAAACGTATGTCGACAGTTAATAATGCAGCTGCTGGAGAAGTGGCGACTGTTATTACTAAAATTGACGGTCACGAAATCACTACAACTCAGCAGTCATTACTTCAAACTGCATTTAAGTTTAATGACGGTAAAACTAGTGGACAGGAGAAAGGTGGCTTTGTAAAAGACTCCTCTGCTAAAGCTATTAACTGGCTTATCATTGCTGAAAATGCACCTATTGCAGTGTCTAAAACAGATACTGTGCGAGTATTTGATCCAATTACAAATCAACGTGCGAACGCTTGGGATATGGACTATCGTAAATATCATGATATTTGGATTCCTAAATCTAAAGAAAAATCAATTTTTGTCAATACTGTAGCTTAGGAGGTTTCTTATGCGCAAATTTAAACGACTGAATGTCATTAAGGAAACGGATAGTGACTTGGTAGCTGACAGACTTTTAGAGGAAGGGTTTGAAGAAATCATGGGTGACAATGAACCAGAAGGTCTGTCTCGTGACAATATCAAAGCTCAATTGGATGCAGCTGGCATCGAGTATGCTAAAAACGCAAAAACTGAAATCTTGCTTGAAATTTTAGAAGCATCAAAACCAGGAGAGTAGTCATCTACTCTCCTTTTTAATCGGAGGTATGTATGATTATTAGCCTAGACGAAGCACTAAAACTTGACGCAACTGCCACACAGGAAACTTGTGACGGTTTGGAAACTATGGTTCGAAAATTGACCAACAACAATTTTCAATTGATTAAATTCCGACTCCGAGACTTGAAATTGTCAGAAAACACAATCAAGTCAAGTAGTGGGCGTATGGATGTATTCCGCCCTGGAGACACAATCGAAATTAACGGAACAGATTACAATGACGGCCTATACATCGTCAAGAGCGTTTCTGATAGCGTGATTACTGTCCATGGAGAATTTATCGCAGAAATCAATTCAGGAGCCATAGCAACGAAAATTAACTATCCAGCGGATGTTTTGGCCGGTGTGAAGAAGTTGATTGCTTACGATGTAAAAATGCGTGACAAAGTAGGTATCAAATCCGAGACAATAGCACGTTGGTCTGTGACGTACTACGATGTTACAGCAGCAGAAAGTTCAGAAGGCTATCCGGTCAGTCTACTTGGATTCTTAAATAAGTACAAGAAACTGAGGTGGTCATGATGATGGCATTTAATCTTCTAAAACCTACCTCTAATGGCGAGAATGAACTTGGCCAAGAAATCTTTGAACACAAGCAAGTTGCTGTGTTTTTTGGTTATATGGATATGCTGGACGGTAGTGAATCGACCGACAAACTAGCCTATATTGCAGATAGTACTCATGTCATTCTAACAAAGGGCAGGACAGTCAATGCTGAAATAGAAGACAAGATTGAAGTTAATGGAAAAACCTATGAAGTGACCTATGTTGATGATCCGGTAAATATCGGGCATCATCTGGAAATCTATGTTAAAGGAGCCCATTGATGAAATTTGTTGATAATTCAACGACTGTCAAAAGAGAGCTTGAACGTGCTGCAATTAGAGGCTTGATTAAGGCAGCTATGTTGGTAGAGGCTCAAGCTGTGTTACTGGTCCCTGTTGGTGAAACAGGCGATTTGCGAGGTAGTATTGGCTATAAAGTCAATGAAAGCGAGCTGGTAGCTTATGTCGGCACTAACTGTGAATATGCGATTTATGTCGAATTTGGTACTGGTGATTTTGCAGAGAATGGGAATGGTCGTAAAGGTGGCTGGGTGTACCGTACGCCTAAAGGAGAGGTCTTTTTCACTTATGGAATGCCACCACAACCGTACCTGAGACCAGCTTTTAGAGAAAATCAAAAAGCTATAAGGGAGATATTAGCAAACTGCTTGAAAGAATTGGGAGGGTAGATGAAAGAAGTTATCAAAACAATTCTGAAAGAATTGAAAAGTCTTAATACTGAGAGTTACTACATCAAGAACAGTGCTCAGGTTGTCAAATATCCTTACGCAGTCTTTTCATTAAGTCTGACTAACATTGACCAACACGCAGACAGCTGTTATATGGATGTGGATATTTTTTGTAACGAGGGACTGGATCAGGTTCAAATAGAAACATTATCCGAAAGTATCAAAATGCATTTTAGACATTTTAACAAAATCCTTGAGGATTGCTACATGCGAATGCAATTCCAATCGATGCAGACAGTACAAACAAATCTGGACAACCTGCAACGTCGGAACTTGCGTTTTTATATAAAAATAGATTGGAGAAAATAAATGGGAAAAACTGCTGTAAAGCGAACAGGCTACTCAGCCAATACACCAAAACATTATTTGATTAATGCTGGTGCAATCTATAAAAATTTAGAATGGAATGCAACTGGTGGTGAAGGGAGCAAAGGCCAATGGGAAGGTGAATTGCTTGGTGCAACTGCTGGAGGTAATAAGGTTACAATTGAACAGAATTACCGAGTAATTGATATTGATGGTGTGTTTACTCCTGCAGTAGGCCAAAAGATCCTCGAAAGTCAAACGGCAAAACTGGAAACTAATGTCAAAGAATTGACAGCCGAAAACATTCGATTGTCAATCAATGGGAAGATTGCAGACTCAGACGGTGTAGATGCTCCGACTGGATATAAAGTGATTTCTGGTAAAGCGAAATTAGAAAACACTGATTATATCAAAAACTTAGGAATTGTTGGAACGATGTCAGGAACCGACGATCCAATCATTATCATTATTGATAATGCTTTGTGCACATCTGGCTTAGACTTTGAAACAAAAGACAATGATGAGGCTGTAATCTCAATGACTTTCGAAGCGCATGCTAATGAAGGTCAAGTTGATGATTTAAGCTTACCTTGTCGTATTTATTTCCCAAATATCAATTAGGAGGTTTTTATGTCTGAGAAATTGGAAATGCGTGAGTTGAATGGTGGAGATATCTTCACTATGTTATCTATTATTGGAAAACTAGATATCAAAGAAGAAGTTGTCGCACTGATTGAGCGTCAATATGCGACTGGGAAAAATGTAGTTCCTTTAGCTGATCATCAGAAAAAGAAACCTACCAAAAAAGAACAAGAAGAAGCGAGTCTTAGCTATCAAAAACGTGGCATGGTGTTAGCAACGGATATTGGATTCGCTATTTTAAAACATGTTGGCGATGCTAAAAATGAAGTCAATAAATTCTTGGCCGACTTGACAAGCACGAGTCAGAAAGAAATTGAGTCATTAAACATGGCAAGTTACACGAAGCTGCTTTTTGATTTTGGGAAAAAGGCGGAACTTAAGGATTTTTTCCAATCTATTGCTTCGCTATTGGATTAGGATTAAATAAGCTAAGAGATATACTTTTCAAGAGGTACGGGAATCCAGAGCAACTTTTAGAAAATCAAAATCTAAAAGAAGCTTTGGATTTTTTTATGTATTTACTTGATGAACAAGATAAAGAAGAACTAACAGACATTTGGAAATCAAAAGAAATAAATATGTCTTTAGCAGATTTTATCAAAAAATACTCTAAGAAAAGTTATATTGAAAAACAAAGTAAGAAGCAACAAACAATAAAAAAAGATAATGAAGCTATAGCTTTGGCTGAATCTATCTTGAAATTACCAGGGAAAGGAGGTTAGAAAAGTGAATGTATTTGAACTATTTGGAAAAATCGGTATAAATAATAAACCTGCTAACAAAGCTATCGATGAAACGACTGGGAAAGCAGAAGGTGCTCATAGTAAACTATCAGTTATTTTTGGAAAAATTGGCAATCTAGCTGTAAAAGCTGGTAAAGTGATGGCTACTGGATTAGCAGTCGGTATTACAGCAATAAGCAGTTTAATTGGCGCTGCAGTTAAAAACTATGCTGAATATGAGCAATTGGTAGGCGGGATAGAAACACTTTTCGGCGCAGGCGGAAAATCTCTTGAAGAATATGCTCAATCAGTTGGTAAGAGTGTAGATGATGCGTCTAGCGAATACAAGAAGCTAATAAACGCACAAGAAGATTTGTTGAATAAGTCTAAAATCGCATATAAGACAGCAGGCCTATCGGCAAATGAGTACATGGAAACTGCGACATCTTTCTCTGCCTCTTTAATCCAATCAGTAAAAGGGGACACTGAAAAAGCTGCTAAACTTGCAGATCAAGCTATCATCGATATGTCTGATAATGCTAATAAGATGGGGTCATCGATGGAATCTATACAAAATGCTTATCAGGGATTTGCTAAGCAGAATTATACTATGCTGGATAACTTGAAATTAGGTTTTGGTGGCACTAAAGAAGAAATGCAGCGATTGCTTGATGAAGCGGGAAAAATCAGCGGTGTTAAGTATGACATTTCTTCATTTGCAGATATCACCGAAGCTATACATGTAATGCAAGTAAAAATGGGAATTGCAGGAACAACTTCGAAGGAAGCTGCTTCAACAATCTCTGGTTCTCTCGGTATGGTAAAAGCAAGCTGGGAAAATTTTTTAACAGGCATGTCAGATCCTGAACAGGATTTTGAGGATTTAGTTGATTCTTTAACTGAATCAATTGGGATTGCATTAGGTAATATAATCCCAAAATTGGTTCAAGCTTTACCAAGAGTCATTAACCCCAATTATGCACCCCTAATCTAAAAACCATCCAGAATCCTTGCCTTAGCTTAGATCCTGGATGGTTTCTTTTTTCACCCAATGGGTGTTTTTTACTAGACAAAAAAGAGTTTCCCCTTTATGGTATAAGTGTAGAAAAAAACACAAAAAGAAAGGAAACTCATATGAACAGTTTACCAAATCATCACTTCCAAAACAAGTCTTTTTACCAACTATCTTTCGATGGAGGTCATTTAACCCAGTATGGTGGTCTTATCTTTTTTCAGGAACTTTTTTCCCAGTTGAAACTAAAAGAGCGGATTTCTAAGTATTTAGTAACGAATGACCAACGCCGCTACTGTCGTTATTCGGATTCAGATATCCTTGTCCAGTTCCTCTTTCAACTGTTAACAGGCTATGGAACGGACTATGCTTGTAAAGAATTGTCAGCTGATGCCTACTTTCCAAAATTGTTGGAAGGAGGGCAGCTTGCTTCACAGCCAACCTTATCCCGTTTTCTTTCCAGAACTGACGAGGAAACAGTCCATAGTTTGCGATGCCTCAACCTTGAATTGGTCGAATTCTTTTTACAGTTTCACCAGCTAAACCAACTCATTGTAGATATCGATTCTACCCATTTCACAACTTATGGCAAGCAAGAAGGTGTTGCTTATAACGCCCACTATCGTGCTCATGGCTATCATCCTCTTTATGCTTTCGAGGGGAAGACAGGTTATTGTTTCAATGCCCAGCTTCGTCCTGGTAATCGTTATTGTTCTGAAGAGGCAGACAGCTTTATCACACCTGTTTTAGAACGGTTTAATCAACTTCTCTTTCGAATGGATAGTGGCTTTGCGACCCCAAAATTATACGATTTAATTGAAAAAACAGGGCAATGCTACCTCATAAAACTCAAGAAAAATACTGTTCTGAGCCGTCTTGGAGACCTTTCCCTCCCTTGCCCACAGGATGAGGACTTAACCATCTTGCCCCACTCCGCCTACTCAGAAACTCTCTATCAAGCAGGATCTTGGTCGCACAAGCGTCGTGTCTGCCAGTTCTCTGAACGAAAAGAAGGAAACTTGTTCTACGATGTTATTTCTCTCGTTACAAATATGACGAGTGGAACAAGCCAAGACCAGTTTCAGCTTTATCGTGGACGTGGTCAAGCCGAGAATTTCATCAAGGAGATGAAGGAGGGATTTTTTGGCGATAAAACGGATAGTTCAACCTTAATCAAAAACGAAGTTCGTATGATGATGAGCTGTATCGCCTACAATCTCTATCTTTTTCTCAAACATCTAGCTGGAGGTGACTTCCAAACTTTAACAATCAAACGCTTCCGCCATCTTTTTCTTCACGTGGTAGGAAAATGTGTTCGAACAGGACGCAAGCAGCTCCTCAAATTGTCTAGTCTCTATGCCTATTCCGAATTGTTTTCAGCACTTTATTCTAGGATTAGAAAAGTCAACCTGAATCTTCCTGTTCCTTATGAACCACCTGGAAGAAAAGCGTCGTTAATGATGCATTAAAGAACAGTCGAGATGAAAAAATCGTGTGACGCACCAAGGGAGGAGTCTGCCCTTTTGAGGAAATCTAGCGAGGAAAAACGATACTGGAACAGCAGAAAGTAAAACTGACCTCATGAGGAGGAAGAAAGTGGCTCATGAGGTCAGGGGTTTTGTAAGTTACATCTAGTTGAGAGAGGTATGAATGATTTGGGATTAAGGGATTATCTCGCATTATTCAGATTTTAGGGAACTATTTACCTGATCTTCTTAGTGCTTTATTACCTGGACTTATAACTGGGGCAACAGAACTTCTTAGCGAGTTAGGATCTGCTTTGCCGAGACTTTTTTTAATTTTATTCAATGATATACTTCCTCAACTATCTCAAGCTTTTGTTACGTTTTTAGAAAAGGTTTTTAAGTTGCCTGAAGGAAGTCTTAAAAATCTTACTGAAGGTTTAAATTTAAGTTTTGCTACTATCGGTTCAATGTTCGATGTACTATTTGGTTCATTGAATGAAAAAGATAATATTGACTTGTTGACAAAACTGGGTATGGATTCGAATACTGCCCAAACGATTATAACTACTACAACCCAAATTAGAGATAGTATTAGTTCAGCACTTGAAACAGCTATAAATCTCGCATCAGATGGGGCAGGAAAAATTGCCGACTTTTTCGAGTGGTTCAAAAAAGGCGGAGTCGCTGTTGATGCTTTAAAATCTGCGGTTGTTGGAGTTACAAGTGCTTGGGCTGGATACAAAATAGCAACTAGTATCATTACGGGTGTTGAAAAAGTACGAAATGTTGTGTTGGGTGTTAGTAATGGATTAATGATTGCTAGGGCTGTTCATACTGGGGCTTTGACTACTGCAGAAGGTGCACACGCAGCTGCAACAGTAGCAGGGACTGGAGCTATGACAACATTTAATGCAGTAATGGCCGCCAATCCGATTATGATGATTGTGTTAGCTATAGGTGCCTTAGTAGCAGGTTTAATTTGGTTTTTTACGCAGACTGAAACAGGACAAAAAATATGGTCTAGTTTTGTTGAGTTTCTATCAAATGCTTGGAATTTTGTAGTCAATGTTGGGACAAAACTTTGGCAGGATCTAGCTGATTTCTTTTCACTTTTGTGGAATTCGATAACAACTGCTGCTCAGTATTATTGGAACTCTTTAATAAATTTTTTCACCAATATTTGGTCGAAAATAAGCACAGTTGGTCAGTTTTTCTTTAACATGATTTACAACTCAATTTCAACAGTATGGTCATCTATAAGCTCATTTGTTAGTGATACTCTGAATACGATATTTAATACTGTTTCTAGTGTTTTTAACAATGTATGGGTTACAGTTACGAATATTTGGAATGGTATTAAAAATAGTATTTCTGATGCTATAGAGGGTGCAAAAAATATTGTTTCAAATACAATTGAAAAAATTAAAGGATTGTTCAATTTTGAATTCAAATGGCCACACTTGAAGATGCCACATTTTACTTTTGAAGGATCGATGAATCCTTTGGAATGGGCTGAAAAAGGCGTGCCAAGCATTGGTGTAGAATGGTATGCTAAAGGTGGTATCATGACTGGACCGACTGTGTTTGGGATGAATGGCAACAATCTCATGGTAGGTGGAGAAGCTGGACCTGAAGCAGTCTTGCCTCTTAACAAAGAAACAATGGGTATGCTGCAAGCCTTATAATGGATCAGATAACCGATAAAATTGTTGTTGAAGTTCCAAAACAAGATTCACAACCGGTATATTTGCAAGTGGATGGCCAAACATTCGCAAAGTTAATCGTTGGGCATATTAGTAATGAGCAAGCTCAAAGAATGATTATTCTTGATCAAGGAGGTGCAGTTGGATGGTAAGAGGATATGCCGTAAATTTCAATGGCAGGATCTCGTTTAAGTGGTTTAAGGAGCTGATTTAGATGTATGCAGTTAGTTTGATTAACGGTGCTAACGTTACACCGATACACGATTCTGAAGCAGGCGGGAACAAACTTTTGTCTGCGATTGTCAAATTAGAAATCAACAAAGTTGGCCAGTTTAATTTCCAATTTCTGCCGAATAATGCTGGTTACAAAGCTCTAATTAAACCCTTACAAACAATGGTCCAGGTTGTCAACATGATGACTGGTAAAGAAATATTCTATGGTCGAATTGTGCCGGTTACAAACGATATGGCAGAAAGTGGTGTATTTACTTTTGCATATAATGCTAGATCTGAACTAGATTTTCTAAATGATAGCAAACAACGACAAATGTTATACCAAGGGAAAAAATCTGATTTTGTCAGAATGATTTTGAGTTTTCATAATGAAAACTTAGAGTCGTACAAAGAATTTTATCCAGGAGACTTGGCAGATTTGATCGCAACTGGCGATAAAATGGAAGCTGAAGTTGATCCAAGCAAATCAACTCTAGCGACTTTGACGGACTTGATTTTGAATGAGTATGGCTTAGAAATGAAAATTCGGAAAGAAGAAGGGAAGAAATACCTAGATTTTAAAAGAAGAATTGGTAAAGATAGTAATACCGCTATCAAGTTATCAGTAAATTTATTAACACTCAAGCAACATATTGATCCAGGTGGCATTGTTTCCCGTTTGCTAGTATACGGAAAGCAAAACAGTAAAACCAATAAGCGGATTACTATTAGCTCTGTAAATAATGGAAAAGATTATCTTGATAGAGCAGACTTGATTTCAGAGTATGGTATCAGAATGGAAACAGTTGTATTCGATGAAATAGAGGACCCTGTTAAATTGAAGAAGGCTGGTGAAGAACAACTGGCATCACAAAAAGCAGTTAGTTATCAATACCATGTTTCTGCTGTTAACTTGTCTCATATTAACCCGAATTTTGACGAATTCGAGGAAGGGGATACTTACCCGGTAATAAACCCTGTAATGAATATAGATGAACGTTTAAGAGTAGTTGCGCGTCAGATTGATTTATTAAATGTTGAGAGATCTAGTTTGACGATTGGAGAAAAATTTAAGTCTGCGGAAGAGTGGCAATTAGATAATATTCGTAAGCAAACTCGGCAATTAGTTACAGCTAATCAGCTTAAAGAGCAACAGGCAAGATTGGAAGAAGTGTGAGTTATTGCTAATACAGCTGCAGAGACAGTTGAAACTGTCAATAATACGGTGAACGAACAGTCTAGCCAACTCTTATCTGCTCAAGATAAGAAAAAACTGGATTATTTGCTAATTTCAAAGAAAGTTGACTTAGATGATCTATTGAAACGAATTGAAAATCTAGAAAGGAAAGTTTAAATGGGAATTGACCAATATTTAAAAGTTATCAAGGAAGGAGTTTTTGGTCGCGATGTTCGACAAGCTATTCATGACGGTATAGAACAAGTCTATGAAGATGCAACATTTGATGGCAACGCGAATATGGAAGTGGCTAAGGCGAGAGGAGAACATAATAATCTTTCAGAAAGATTAAAAAATATGGTAGCTCAAATTCAATCTTTGTCTGACAGTGCTCCAAAAGGTGTTTACAAAAATATCGAAGCGTTAAACACTGCTTTTCCAAAAGGAAGAGATGGAATATACCTAACTCAAAACGACGGCAAGTGGAATTTTTGGGATGGCTCTAAGTGGGTCCCTGGCGGAAATTATCAAAGTCCAGCTCAGCCTGATCTCGAATACAATGACATAGACTATTCAGCTATTAGTGATATTGAACTATGGGCGCAAATCCATGAAATGTATGCAAATGGCTATGATATCGAAAAAGGAACTGGCTATCCGATTTTTTCAAAAACAAATGGAGAAATTGGCTCGATCATTACTGGTTCAGGTACACAGAATTACTGGACGAAAAGGACGATTGTTGTTGAACAAGGAGAGGTTTACTCAGCCAGAATCCAACAAGCTGCCAATTCTGCTTATTATGTCTATTTTTTGGATGAAGGTGGCTCGGTCATTGCTCGTGCAGTTAAAAACAAGGGTGTAGCAACAAAACCTGAACGATACTATTTCAGCGTTCCAAAAGGGAGCAAAAAAATGCTTATTCTCTCATTCGAATCTGGTTCTGTTGTTTGGAAAGGATTGTCGAAGAATAAACTTACAACATTCACAAAAACTGCATTACCAGGAAAATTTGAAAACGATACATCAAAATTAGGGCAATTCAGGACATTGGATCGACGCGTTTCGACAAAAACAATTCAATATTGTAAAACAGAGACATTGATTCGTGTGAATAAAAGTGGCTATTTGTTCTTCATAGACACTTTTAACGAAAATGAGGAATATCTGAAAACACTAACAGAAAATGTTGAGATTATTATTCCGGCGGGAACCTACTACAGATTAACGATTCAGACTGTTGACGATAGGGAGCAGAAGGCTGATGTATCAACTATGTATTATTCGATTACATGTTATCAGAAATCTGACAATGATTTCAATGTTCTGAATTCGCTTGCGCATGCTCGTTTCAATTCGAATTTTAAATTTCAATCGAAACTTTATGGAATTCGAAAATCTGATATTAGCAGAAGATACCCCGCAGAAACTTTAATTGATCTTGGAATCGAAGGTCTACAGTCATTTGCTATTGACATTGGCAATAACATTGGTTACGCGTTTGGTTGGTATAACAATACTTCGAAAGCAATCAAATTTGATTTATCAACGAAACGAGAACTAGAGCGAATTAACAAACCAGATTCAGGTCATGATAATGATGCGGTTTTTGTGAACGGGAATGTTTATATTGCTTCTGCAGATAAACGTTCAGACGATGTTGCAAGCTTATTGTATAAATGGAATATTGAAGAAAACACCGTAACAAAAATTAATGTTTCGGGAGTAATTGGTAAGCCGGAGAATGGCTCAAGAAGAATTATCTCAGGAATTTGTTCAGCAGAGAACAATCCAGAAAATCTATATATTGTGACTACAGACCATGATTACAATCTTCCGTTTGACGGAATGCACAAGGAGGATGATTATCTATCGATATACTACTATTCGCCCCAAAATAATACAGGATATCTTTTGTGGAGATCTAAATGGGACGAATTGTATGTTCAAGGTGCAACAGCAGTAAATGATATCATGTATATTGCTTGTAATCATCAGCATACGTCAACTGAAGGCTACAAAGGAATTGTGATTAAGGTCATTGATTTAGTTGCACGTATGCAGGTTGATGAAATTGAACTTATTGGTGACTTTGAGCCTGAAAGCATCAACCATGTATACGAAAACGGGAATCTATATTTGCTTTTAGGTATCGCTAAGTACAACTCTTTTTCAAAAGTTGTAAAAATAAAAATAGATTAAAGGAGGTTATATGCCGATTGAAGAAGCTGAAAAAATCGCTCAAAGTCAGGTAGCTTGGGCGATTTTGTTTATCTTGCTTTTCTTTATTATCATTCGATATCTTATCAAGACTTCGGACAAGCGAGAGAAGAAGATTATGGATTTGCACGAGCAGTCAAAGGTCGACTCTAACAGACGAGAAGGGCGTTTGATGACTCACCTGGAAAAAACCACTACAGAATTAACCACAATCACTCATACGGTCGGAGACATTCAAAAAGAAATGGTCTGTATGAACGACCGCATGGAAGAAATCGAAAAAGGAGAATAACACATGATCAACTGGAAAGTACGATTTAACTTAAAAAATAAAACATTCTTATTGCGAGTGGCATTTGCTTTAGCTTTGCCAATTCTCGCATATTTTAATCTTAAACTAGAAGATTTGGTTAGCTGGGGAGTCATTTTAGACTTGCTTGGCAAATTCTTTGTGAACCCTTATCTTGTGGGGTTGACGATTGTAAATATTCTAAATATCATTCCAGACCCAACAACATCAGGAATCTCTGATAGCAAACGTGCTCTTGAGTATCAAGAACCAAGCGAAGATTAGGAGAAAACAATGAAGAAAAACGACTTGTTCATCGACGTATCTAGCCACAATGGATACGATATTACAGGTATTTTGGCTGACATGGGTACACAGAATACCAACATCAAAATTTCAGAAAGTACAAGCTATATCAATCCGTGCTTAAACGCACAGATAGAACAGTCAAACCCTATCGGATTCTATCATTTTGCTTGGTTTGGCGGTGACATCGAAGAAGCCGAACGAGAGGCACGCTACTTCCTTGAAAATGTGCCTCAAAAAGTAAAATACTTGTGTCTTGACTACGAAGATCACGCTAGTGGAGATAAACAGGCAAACACGGATGCTTGTATTCACTTCATGGAAATCCTCAAAGAAAATGGCTACGAGCCAATCTATTACAGCTACAAGCCATTCACGCTTAATAATATTTATTATGAGCAGATTCTTGCGAAATTCCCAACCAGTCTTTGGATTGCCGGGTATGGTTTAAACGATGGGCTAGCTAACTTTGAATATTTTCCATCAATGGATGGTATCCGCTGGTGGCAATACTCTTCAAATCCGTATGACAAGAACATTGTTTTATTAGATGATGAAGAAGCTACGCCCAAATGGAAAAGAAATGATACTGGATGGTGGTATGAATACCATGACGGATCTTATCCCAAAGAAGAATGGGAAAAGATTGCCGGAATCTGGTACTACTTCGACGAGAGAGGTTATTCAATAGCTTCTCGCTGGTTGAAGGATGATGGTAAGTGGTATTATCTCAAAGAAAATGGAGCTATGGCCACTGGTTGGGTTCAATACAAGGACAAGCTATACCATTTCAAAGAAGAGAATGGCGAAATGTCTTCAAAAGAGCTTGTCCAAGTTGAAGGCGGCTGGTACTATGTCAACGAGGATGGCAGTCGTTCAGATAAACCAGCGCTTACTGTTCTGCCCGACGGTTTAATTGTTACCACAAAATAAAAACAGAAAGAATTTTCAAATTAGATTACACAAACCGCAGGCAATAGCTTGCGGTTTTTTTGTTTGTCTGAATTAAGAAAATATCTAACTAACCGACATTGATGTCGGTACCAAAGTTACAAAAGTAGATAATCAAAGGGGCAAAAGGTGAAAACTTTTGTATTTTTATGGTAAAAAGTATATGTACTTTATAACGTATAAAGGCTTATTTTAAAAGGCTTTTGACTTATGCAATCTTATCTAAAACCATTTTCTCTTAAAGACGCTGTTAAATAATCAGTCTTTAAAAAGCCTATTGTATCAAGCTTTCTAGCTTGGTCAGTAGGCTTTTTAATTATGAAATCTAGTAATAAATAGAGTTAAAAAGTTGAATGTTCCGAAAATATTGTATATAGTAGACTGAATCTAAAATAGTACGAAACAATTGCTAAAACATTTATAGAAATTAATTTTACTTTCCCAATCGATTTGTTCTCATCTTATTTCAATCTGCTATACGTACGTAAATAATGAAAAGAATTAAATAATAGGCTTGTGCGATAACTATTTGAAACAAGATTAGCTGGTTAGAAAATCCAACAAGATAGTGAAGAATCTAATATAAAATATACATAATTTAGTTTATTTTATGTTATAAAAGTTGTACTAAAAGACTTACGATTATCTTGAATGCCTTAGGGAAACATGCTATACTACTCTTATGATTATTTTACAAGCTAATAAAATTGAACGTTCTTTTGCAGGAGAGGTTCTTTTCGATAATATCAACCTGCAGGTTGATGAACGAGATCGGATTGCTCTTGTTGGGAAAAATGGTGCAGGTAAGTCTACTCTTTTGAAGATTTTAGTTGGAGAAGAGGAGCCAACTAGCGGAGAAATCAATAAGAAAAAAGATATTTCTCTGTCTTACCTAGCCCAAGATAGCCGTTTTGAGTCTGAAAATACCATCTACGATGAAATGCTTCATGTCTTTAATGATTTGCGTCGGACGGAGAGACAACTGCGTCAGATGGAGCTGGAGATGGGTGAAAAGTCTGGTGAGGATTTGGATAAACTGATGTCAGATTATGACCGCTTATCTGAGAATTTTCGCCAAGCAGGTGGCTTTACCTATGAAGCTGATATTCGAGCGATTTTGAATGGATTCAAGTTTGACGAGTCTATGTGGCAGATGAAAATTGCTGAGCTTTCTGGTGGTCAAAATACTCGTTTGGCACTTGCCAAAATGCTCCTTGAAAAGCCCAATCTCTTGGTCTTGGACGAGCCAACTAACCACTTGGATATTGAAACCATCGCCTGGCTAGAGAATTACTTGGTAAACTATAGCGGTGCCCTCATTATCGTCAGCCACGACCGTTATTTCTTGGACAAGGTTGCGACAATTACGCTAGATTTGACCAAGCATTCCTTGGATCGCTATGTGGGGAATTACTCTCGTTTTGTCGAATTGAAGGAGCAAAAGCTAGTTACTGAGGCAAAAAACTATGAAAAGCAACAGAAGGAAATCGCTGCTCTGGAAGACTTTGTCAATCGCAATCTAGTTCGTGCTTCAACGACTAAACGTGCTCAATCTCGCCGTAAACAACTAGAAAAAATGGAGCGTTTGGACAAGCCTGAAGCTGGCAAGAAAGCAGCCAACATGACCTTCCAGTCTGAAAAAACGTCGGGCAATGTTGTTTTGACTGTTGAAAATGCAGCTGTTGGCTATGACGGGGAAGTCTTGTCACAACCTATCAACCTAGATCTTCGTAAGATGAATGCTGTCGCTATCGTTGGTCCAAATGGTATCGGCAAGTCAACCTTTATCAAGTCTATTGTGGACCAGATTCCTTTTATCAAGGGAGAAAAGCGCTTTGGCGCTAATGTTGAGGTTGGTTACTATGACCAAACCCAAAGCAAGCTGACACCAAGTAATACGGTGCTGGATGAACTCTGGAATGATTTCAAACTGACACCAGAAGTTGAAATCCGCAACCGTCTTGGAGCCTTCCTTTTCTCAGGAGATGATGTTAAAAAATCAGTCGGCATGCTATCTGGTGGCGAAAAAGCTCGTTTGCTTTTAGCTAAATTTTCTATGGAAAACAATAACTTTTTGATTCTGGATGAGCCGACCAATCACTTGGATATTGATAGTAAGGAAGTGCTAGAAAATGCCTTGATTGACTTTGATGGTACCTTGCTTTTTGTCAGTCATGATCGTTACTTTATCAATCGTGTGGCAACTCATGTTTTGGAATTGTCTGAGAATGGTTCAACTCTCTACCTTGGAGATTACGACTACTATGTTGAGAAGAAAGCAACAGCAGAAATGAGTCAGACTGAGGAAGCTTCAACTAGCAATCAAGCAAAGGAAGCAAGTCCAGTCAATGACTATCAGGCCCAGAAAGAAAGTCAAAAAGAAGTTCGCAAACTCATGCGACAAATCGAAAGTCTAGAAGCTGAAATTGAAGAGCTAGAAAGTCAAAGCCAAGCCATTTCTGAACAAATGTTGGAAACAAACGATGCCGACAAACTCATGGAATTACAGGCTGAGCTGGACAAAATCAGCCATCGTCAGGAAGAAGCTATGCTTGAGTGGGAAGAATTATCAGAGCAGGTGTAA